AGATTGACTATAAGCATCAGCTAACGCATTTTGCGTTGCTTCGGCGCGTTGAGCAGCGCCAAGTTGATACTGAGCCAATTGATTTTGATTTTGTGCGCTTTGAAGAGCCGCAACTTGACCATATTGAGCCAACGGATTGGCTATTTCAAGTGGTCTAACGCCAAGAGAAATGCTTGGATTGAGCGCCATAATCAAATTCCTCCAGGTGGTTGAACAACCATATACGATGGCACGTTAGAATAACCACCAGTATTTACCATTTGCATAGCTTGATTTCTTTGCAAAGCGTTAAGCAACGCATTGCCTTGTGTGTAATTTAGGTAAGTACCTAAGCCACCAGTTAAAGCGTTAGCCGCACCTACTTGGCCAGCCGCTTGAGCTGCACCAGCGCCAGTCATTAAATTGCCTACATTTGTGCCGTATGAACCTAATGCGCCGCCAGCACTAGTTGCGTAGTTTTGACCAGCTTGGCCAACTAAATTAGTGGCAGTTTGACCAATACCAGACAACGCTGCTTGACGGTTGTACAGTTGGTTTTCGCGTGCTACTTCAGCGTTGTAACCAGTTAAAGCGCGGTTGTATGCGTTGCCAAATTCTTGTGATCCCATCTCTTGACCGTAGCGTTGAGCTGCTCTTAAAGCGCCGCCAGAGATCAAGCCACCACGGGCGGCGGCTTGACGATCAAGCGCCTTCTGGCCTTCTGCCAAACGGAAAGCATAGCCTGGGTCAGCTTGATAATCGCCTGCACCAAACTTAAACGCGCCAGGTACATTACCTGCCGTGCGTTGCATTTGAGCTAATGCGTTATAACCAGCTTGACGATAAGGCGCTTGGTCTTCGCGGGTTCGCTCAAACATTTCGCGTTGCAACGCGACTTGTTGATCAGCAACTTGCTTTTGAACATCTGCGGCTTCAGATGCCGCTGCTGCTTGTGTTTTTGCTGCGCTTCTAGATGTACTTGCGCCGACTACAGCTGAACCTACTATGGCTGTTGCTACCCATGTCATGGCTTTTCCCCTTGTTCCGCAAGTTTAAGCGGTGTGTTAGTTGAAGAAATTAACCCCATATCATCATAAGTTGGGGAAATTACCTCTTGCTCAATTTTATCTAAATCAGACTCGTTTTCAAACTCTGTTAGATGGACTGTTGTCCAAATAGTGTCTTCTTCAGCGTATACAGCACGTTTTAACCCAACTTCAGAAATAAAGGTGCATGGCGCCACCAAATGCTTGTCGCCAAATTCAGTAAACACTTTGACTCGGCCCTTAGAAATAAAATTCAAATGAGGATGTTTATGAATCTTGCCAATGACAAATGAACCCTTTGGCAAAAAGATTTCTCTAGCGTATGTGCTGCACCCATACTTTTCGTCTTTGGGTGTAAAGTAATGCTTTAAAGTGCAGTCTTTCAACGCAGATTGAGCGACACCGCTGTCAATCATTTGTTGCATTTCTTGTTGGGCTGCAAGCACAGTTTCACGAAAACGCACCTTGACTGGCGCGTTTGGCACAACGTCAAAACCTTTGCCGTAGGTTATTCTCATCAGGTCACCTCACGTCCAGAAACGCGAATGTTAATAGCGCTGGCTGTGCCTGCAATTGTACTGATAAAGTCGCCCACACCAAGCACTTGGCCAACCAGTTCAGGGAACGTGTAGACCTCAGACGCTTGCAAGGTCTTGGTCTTGGTGATCAAGTTGGTGTTGCCAGCAGAACCAGCAGACGTCACCAAGTTCACGCTGATCGTGGCGGCAGACGCGCTGATGTTTGTAGCGGTGAACTTGTCGATGATGGCTGTAACGCCAGTCGCTGTGTACTGGGTTGTTTGGGCGTTTTCGGCAAATTTAGCCGGTACGAGGACTTTGACGGTGACTGTCATGGTTTACTCCAATAAGAGGCAATTGTTAGCGGCTTGTTGCATGATGACCCAATTAGTGCCGTCAGACACCATTGTCGCCCAATTTCCTACAACTGCCAAGAGGATTGCTGTGCCAGCAGTCGTGCTGTCAATTGGCACAACATTGCTTGACGCTGACACTAGGGTTTGTGCCTGCATGTTTTTAAACGTCAACGTGCGGCCAGTCCATGACGAGGCCGCAGGCAACGTTACTGTACAAGTCGATCCTGACTTGTTGTTGATGTACCAAATCTCACCGTTGGCAACCGTAAAGTCAGCGGTCTTGGTGACTGGTGCGCCAACACCCATATAATCTGTATTGGCCACGGCGGCAGAAATTGCCGTGCCGTTGCCTTTAAGCAGGCCAGTAATTGTGGTGGTCAGCGTGATTGCTGGCGTAGTGGTAGCAGTGGCCACCGTACCAGCAAAACCGTTGGCCGACACAACAGAGGCGCTAGTGACCGTACCTGTACCATAGGGCAGTGCAGGAATGTCAGCGGCCACCAAAGCCCTGAACGTAGGCACACCCGATGAGCCGTTGGGCGCGGCCAACACATAATTGGCAGTCTTGGCGGCATACGGGTTTTTTGTGTCGCCATAACCCGCTGCAAGGCTGATGTCTGGCGCAGTGCCACCAGAAGACTCTACGGGTGCTGTGGCCGTCACCGCCGTGACTGTACCTAATGATGGCGGGGGCAGTATATTAAGTGCTTGAATTTGTTTTTGTAATTCAGCAACCTGAGACAGCAGCCCAGAACAACAGTCAACAAGACCCGCTGCTTCAATTTGCTTGATTAACTCAACGCTTAAATCAACTGGCAGAGGCTGGGTTTCAACTTCCTGCGCGAGCGCTTGCAAAGCAGCATCGTAAGATGCAATTAAGGAAGCTGTATCAGTGCCAAGTTTAACGTCATCTATTGTTGTCGCGGCGTTCAACAATGACAAGAAAAACAAATACCAAGCGCGGTCAATTAAACCCGTGCGAGAGTCGATCAGCGGCACTCGCGGTGGCGTGATCGGCGTTGGTATAGCAATAGTACTAGGCATTCGTTGGACTCAGAATAAGTTCTGCGCCCATGATTGCAATCTTCACAGGGTCAGTGCCAGACACTTCATAAACACGGTCACGCAACTTAGTCGTCATGCCCAAACGCCGCCAGATTACACGTTTGTAATACTCGCCAATCTTACCCATGGACTTCCAATGTTCGTTAGACCATGTATGGCCGCCATCATCTGAGAAGCGCAACATAACTTGAGAGTTGCTGCCCTGACCAAGGTTTAGGCCAACGCCAGATTCGCAGTCAAGTTGCAGTGTGTGCTGGGCCGTGCGGCGCAGATTGTTCTGGCCGGTTGGTAGCGCGCGCCATGTGCGTAGCCACTTCTGGATGCCGCCGTTGTCGCTGAAGTCATCCAGATCAAAGGCGTAGATGTTGCCGTTTTCAAAGTCGCCAATGACAACCTTGTTGTTAAACGCCATCTGACAATTGCCACGGTGGCGTGTAAAGTTGCCGTCAGTAAATCCTGCACGCTCATGCCAGGCTTGTGTGGCTGCATCGTAAACCCAAGTTGTATCGGCACTAGGGAAAACCAGTACATAGAAACTGTGGCCATCTTGCTGATATGTGTACGCAATAGCGTCCGATATATCATCGTATTGTTGGATTTGCCACTCAACAGCGTGTGTGGAAATGCGAACACCGGTGTAACCGTTGGCGCGGTAGACAATACCTTCACCACGGCGGTCACGGCCAAGCCAGAACAGACCGTTGTCCATTTTGGCCACAGAGTAAGGGGCAGCACAGCCCAACTCATTAAACGCGCCTTGGATGCGTTGCAAGGGGAAGTCTGTGGCGCCAGAGTCAAACCAGACTTCAATCGAGTTTGTGCCAAAAGCCCAGACCTCGCGGAAGTTGGCGGCCACGGCCACCAAACCGTCAGGAGAGCCTTCGGTGCTAGCGAACTCTAAAGGGTCAATTGACGTGCCATCTAACAATGCCGTAATCCATAACTTCTGGCTGTTTGGTTCGTTGAACACAAAGTAGCCATCCAAATAGCAAACAGTTACAGCGCCTGGAAAGTCTGGATCAGTAATCTGACCAAAAGCGTTTGTCGTGTTGTCGTAAATGTAGCTGGGGCCATTGGCCGCAATGAACAGCTGCGTGCCGTTGTCAGCCAGACTGACGGGGCCAGTACCGGCCACCGTGCCAATCAACGTAGCCACATACGAGGTGTTGATTTTGTACAGTTGTGTGCCAGAAATAACAAAAGCCGTGCTGTCGCTGGACGAAAACGCCCACAAGCCACGGATTGGGCCGTTGCCAATAGTGTTGAGTAACTTAAGGCCAGGGGCGCGGTTTAAGAACGCAGGCTCTTTACCGGCCTCTGGGACGATCTCTGGAAACAGATTGACCATCCGAGCGTCTGCCGCATTGACAGAACGCGCTACATAAGTAGAGCCAAGAATCGGCGTCTTCATTAGTAGTTACCGGC